GGTACTATAGAACGAAAAGATGGAAAACATGTCGTTTTCAGAGACTACTTTAGTCCTAATGTTCTTAAGCCGCCTAAAGAGAATTTTATGGTTCCAGTTGTAAATATACTTCATTCAGAAGTAAGATTTTTAGATGGGGCAAGAATACCTTGGGCTAATAGAGTTACAAATCTAGCAAGTAATGAAGAGTATATACATACAGTAGCAATATTAGCGGCTGCATATGCTCAAAAAGGCCACAAAGTATTAGTAGTAAGTGATAGGGTAGCATTTTTAAAAAAATGTGCAGAACTTACTGGAGAAAAAGCAATTTGCATTACAGGTGAAATTCCACAAGAAGAGCGAGAAAAATTAATAAATGAACTTCAAGTTGGAAACAAAAATGTATTATACGGAACACAAGCAATTTTTTCAGAAGGAATATCTATAAATGTATTAAGTTGTTTAATCCTGGGTACACCCATTAACAATGACCCCCTACTTACCCAGCTAATAGGTCGAATTATTAGAAAAGAAAAGAACAAACCAACCCCTGTAGTTATTGATATTCACCTTAAAGGGGATACCGCTAGAAGACAAGCGTCTAGTAGAATTGGATACTACATGAAACAGGGATATCAAATAAAAGAGCTTTAAAAAATAGTACTTGACATTTACCTTAAAGGTTGGTATAATATATGCTGTTGTATGATTGGCGAAAAATATATAGAGTATCTGGCGGTAACGTCATAGAGATACATGATATATTGGAAATGCTAGTAAATAAATCTATCCCTAGACACACAGGGGATAAACTTTACAAATATAGTAAACATGATTTTAATGGATTGAGTTTTTTAGCTCATCCCGATGTTTTACTATTTAACTCATACAAACATTCCTATAAGGAAATAGCACAATACTTAGCAACTGCATCATTTAGAAGTATATCTGATTATGTCGCTACACAAACTACAACACTAGAATTACTGCATTTTCCCTTTGCAAATTTTCTTGTTGATAACATACACACTAACAGTCTACTTCGTATAGATGATAAGGATTTAGTCCATTTTTTATATGAAGAAGTCCCCGAGGAGAAGCACTAATGGCAATTTCATTTAACCAGCAAAAGGGCAAAGCCCAAAAAAATTCAATAGAAAGTTATACTTATCAAAATGGTGATAATAAAGTTCGCGTCGTAGGCGATATACTCGCCAGGTACGTTTATTGGATAGAAGGAACTAATAAGAAAAACATTCCTTTTGAATGTCTATCATTCGATAGAGATTCAGAACGATTTAACAACAAAGAAAAGGATTGGATACGCGAGTACTATCCTGATCTTAAATGTGGCTGGAGTTACGCCACACAATGCATAGACCCCACCGACGGTAAAGTTAAGGTTCTAAATCTAAAGAAAAAACTGTGGGAACAAATTATGATTGCCGCAGAAGATTTAGGCGATCCCACTGATTATGATTCAGGTTGGGATCTTTGCTTCAAGCGAGTAAAGACCGGGCCTTTAGCTTATAATGTAGAGTACCAACTTCAAGTTCTAAAGTGTAAGACGCGAGCTTTATCTGCACAAGAAAAAGAAGCTGTTGTCGACCTCAAGTCTATGGATGATGTTATGTCTAGACCAACTCCAGATGCTCAGAAAGAGCTTTTGGACAGCATCAGAAAATCATCTGTTCAAGAAATAGATGAAACTCTTGAAGATGAATTTGATGTAGCATGATACTATTCACTGCCGACTGGCACCTTAAATTAGGTCAGAAAAATGTTCCTAAAAAGTGGGCATTAAATCGGTATGAATTATTCTTTAAAGCAATAAGAGAGAAAGAAAAAACGTGTAAGATGCATATTATAGGGGGCGACCTATTTGATAGGTTGCCTACTATGGAAGAATTAGAATTATATTTTTCTTTTGTGTCTAAAGCTCAGCGACCCACTCTAATCTATGATGGTAATCATGAAGCTACACGTAAAAATAAAACGTTTTTCACTCAGCTAAAAGATGTTACTAGAAGTATAAATCCAATGGTCAGTATTATTGACACATCCTATGTGGATGAAGAGTTGGGTTTTAGTATCCTTCCGTATGCAGATCTTCATAAAGATAACAGTATTGAAAAGTTTAATACTGACTGGCCTTTATTTACTCATGTGAGGGGTGAAATACCCCCTCATGTGAAACCTGAAGTTGATTTAAATAGGTTTGATAAATTTCCAGTTGTATTTGCTGGAGACCTGCACGCCCATAATAATACACAAAGAAATATCGTTTATCCTGGTAGTCCTATGACTACTTCTTTTCATAGAACTGTGGTAAAAACAGGATTTTTATTAATTGCTGAAAATACTTGGGATTGGATGTGGGACGAATTTCACTTACCACAATTGATTAGAAAAACCATAAAAAATGCTGAAGATATGATTCCTACAGATTATAATCATACTATATATGAAATAGAGGGAGATATTCAACAACTGGCATCAATTAAAAACTCAGAATTACTAGATAAAAAAGTAATAAAAAGAAATTCTGAAACAGCACTTATAATGAAAAAAGATATGACTATCGAAGAAGAGCTGATTGAATATTTAAATTATATACTAGAAATAGACCCTAAAAACGTATCCGAAATCATAGGAACATTTAATGATTACTCTCAAAAAGCTCAAATGGAATAATTGCTTTAGCTACGGTAAAAATAATGAACTTGACTTAGATAGTACTAATGTTACGCAAATAATTGGAGTTAATGGGATGGGTAAGTCTTCCATCCCATTAATTATTGAGGAAGTATTATACAATAAAAACTCAAAAGGAATTAAAAAAGCAGATATTCCAAATAGGTATATCAATAATGGGTATGATGTTTATCTATCTTTTACTAAAGAAGATACTTTATACGAAGTAATTGTAAATAGAAAAACAAGTATAAAAGTAAAACTGTTAAAAGATGGAGAGGACATCTCTAGTCATACTGCTACAAATACATATAAGACACTCCAGGGAGTCTTGGGTTTAGATTTCAAAACATTTAGTCAATTAGTTTATCAGAATACTAATAGTAGTTTACAATTTTTAACTGCTACAGATACGAACAGGAAAAAGTTTTTAATTGATTTATTGCATTTGGAAGAATATGTCCTATTGTTCGAGGTTTTTAAAGAAGCCTCAAGATACGCAAATGTTAAGATTACTGAGATTAATGCCGCTATAGCAACGGTAGAAAAATGGTTAAAAGATAATAAATTGGCAAGTACTACCATACTACCAATGTTAAATTTAGAAATTGATACGAATCAAGATGAAGAGGAATTAAGGTCTTTATTATTAGAATTTGAAAATATCTCAGAAAAGAATAAAAAAATAAAAAATAATAATAGTTATAAAGACTTATTTAAACAGATAAATATTAATGAAACTCATTTAATAAAAGCTAATGAGTTACTATCCTATGATATTTTACAAGCTGAAGAGGGTAGTACAAAAGCTGCTATAACTAATGCTAATAAATTATTAGAAAAGTTATTGAAGTTAGGGGATAAGTGCCCCACTTGTGAACAGACAGTAGATAAAAAATTTAAGAAAGAATTAATACAAACTGAATTAGATAATGTAGAAGGGGCGGAAGAACAACGTGACAACATATCCGAAAAGATCAAAAGAATCAAAGCTAACAATGTTGATTACATGCTTAAAATCAATAATCAAAAAAATTGGGAAGATTTGTATAGTCGTATTGACCGTAGCTTACCAAATAAGCAAATGGACGGTAATGAGCTTAATAGCCGCATCGCGGGAATTCGTGACAGAATTCAAGTGGCGAAAGAATCGCTGGGAGACCTTGCGAAAGAAAACGAAAAACGCACGAGAAGTAACACAAGAATCCAAATCATCCAAGAACAAACAGAAGCCTTCAAAAATCAGCTCGACGAAGCCGAAAATGAGGTTGAAAGGCACAATAAAGTCTTCATAAATTTAGAGATACTTAAAAAAGCATTTAGTACAAACGGTCTACTAGCATATAAAATAGAAAACTTAGTTAAAGAATTAGAAGAATTAGTAAATACTTATTTAGCTGAATTTTCTGACGGTAGATTTACACTTGAATTTGTGGTTTTAAACGACAAGTTAAATGTACAAATAACAGATAATGGAAGAATAGTAGATATTCTAGCATTGTCATCAGGAGAATTAGCTAGAGTAAATACTGCAACATTAATAGCAATTCGTAAATTAATGAGTAGTATCTCTAAATCAAGAATTAATATATTATTTTTAGACGAAGTGGCTAGTGTCTTAGATGATTTAGGAAGAGAAAAACTAGTAGAAGTTCTAATACAAGAAGAAAATCTAAACACTTATGTAGTTAGTCATGGATGGTCACATCCACTATTAGAAAAAATAGAAATAGTAAAAGTAGGGAACGTAAGTAGGTTAATTAAGTAATGGTAGATTCAAGAGCAAAAGGCGCACGAGGTGAATATCTAGTACGAGATATGTTACGAGAATATACTGGATTAAAGTTTGAAAGAGTTCCTTCTTCTGGCGCGTTAGAGTATTTAAAAGGAGACCTCTACGTCCCACATGAAAAAAACCATTACTGTATAGAAGTAAAAAATTACTCAGAGTCTCCTTTAACAGACAAAATATTTACTGCTGAAAAAACTAATAATTTTATTCGGTGGTGGAAAAAACTATTAATACAAGCAAACAATGGAAATCAACAACCTTTGTTATTTTTTAAGTATAACAGGTCTAAAATATTTGTAGCGACTGAGCATAAACCAAATAGTTGTAAATATATGTTTATTTCCTGGCTAAATTGTTATGTATTATTAGCAGAAGAATGGTTAGATTCAGAACAAACAGAGTTTATAAAAAATGGCCTTTAATTTCTCCGAACTACTCAAAAAAGACGAAAGATCAGTATTAATAGTAGATTCATTAAACCTAGCCTTCAGATGGAAACATCGAGGGCAACTTGACTTTTGCGAAGAGTATGTAAGAACTATACAATCTCTTGCTAATTCTTATAAGAGTGAGAATATAGTTATTACTTCAGATTTAGGGTCATCTACATATAGAAAAGCTATAAGTGCTGATTATAAACAAAACAGAAAAGAGAAGTATGCAACACAAACAGAAGAAGAGAAAAAAGCGTTTGAAGACTTTTTTAAAGAATATGAAAAAACTTTAGTACGCTTATCTAAAGATTATCCGGTACTTAGATTTAAAGGCGTAGAAGCAGATGATATTGCAGCGTACTTAGTAAAGTATAAAAATAAGTTCAAATACGGAAACATTTGGCTAATCTCTAGTGATAGAGACTGGGATTTATTAATACAAGATGGAGTATCCAGGTTTTCTTATATTACGAGAAAAGAAATAACAATAGATAATTGGTCAACACATTATGAAGTAGATAGAAACCACTATATATCATATAAGTGTCTAGTTGGAGATAAAGGAGATAACGTATCAGGTATCACAGGAATTGGCCCAAAAAGAGCAGTTAGTCTTATAAAAGACTTAGGAAGTGCGTACGATATTTACGACAATTTACCCATAAATAGTAAGTATAAACATATTCAAGAATTAAATGCTAATGGTGAAGTATTGCTTACAAATTATCAATTAATGGATTTATTAACATATTGTGAAGATGCGATAGGAGCTGATAATATATCAGAAATAGATAGGAAACTTATAAATGGAAATTAATTATAATAGGGATAAATATCTATCAGAATTTAGTGTAAAAACTCTAAATGATAGATACTTGTTAAAAGGTGAAACTTCTCCTCAAGACGCTTTTGCTCGCGCTGCAAAGGCTTTTTCCGATGACGATGACCACGCGCAAAGATTATATGACTATGCTAGTAAACTATGGTTCATGTTTTCTACTCCTATTTTAAGTAATGGAGGCACTGATAGAGGCATGCCTATAAGTTGTTTTTTGAATCATGTAGAAGATAGTAGAGGTGGATTAACTTCTCATTTTACTGAAAATGCTTTCCTATCTTCAGTAGGTGGAGGTATTGGGGGCAATTGGAGTCAAATTAGAGGGGTAGGAGCTTCAACTAGTAATGGTTCTGAAAGTACAGGAATTATCCCCTTTTTAAAAGTAGTGGATGGGGAAATGTTAGCGTTTTCCCAAGGAATAACCAGGAGAGGAAGTTATGCTGCATATTTGGACATATCTCACCCAGAAATTGAAGAGTTTCTTGATATTCGTAAACCAACTGGAGGTGATATTAATAGAAAATCTACTAATTTGCACCACGCTGTCGTTATATCTGACGATTTTATGCGACTAATAGAAAGGGCTACTAGAGAAGAACATTTTGATGACTCTTGGGACTTAATTGATCCTAATAGTAAAAAAGTAGTAAAAACTTTACCCGCAAAAACCTTATGGGTAAAACTTATACAAAATCGTGTAGAGACTGGCGAACCTTATATAATGTTTAAAAATACAGTTGAAAAGGCTATGCCACAGTTTCAACAAGATTTAGGTTTAAAAATCCATCATTCTAATTTATGTTCAGAGATTACACTAGCTACAGATGAAAATAGAACTGCAGTTTGTTGCCTTTCAAGTGTAAATCTGGAGGAATACGATGAGTGGAAAAATAATGATTTATTTATCCCTGATTTAATTAGAATGTTAGATAACGTACTTACATATTTTATTACAAACGCTCCTCCAGAACTGTATCGAGCAGTATATAGTGCTAAACGGGAAAGAAGTGTAGGCTTAGGAGCTATGGGATTTCATGCATATTTACAGAGACATAGTATTCCTTTTGAGAGTGTGATAGCAAAAATTAGAAACAAACAAATGTTTCATGAATTAAAGGAGAAAGCATATGAAACGACAAAGTTATTGGCAGAGGAACGGGGCGAATGTCCAGACGCTGTTGGTTATGGTGTTCGCAATTCCCATTTACTGGCTATTGCTCCTAATGCTAGCAGTAGCATTATTTGTGGTAACACTAGCCCAAGCATTGAACCCTACCGCGCTAATGCATTTGTTCAAAAAACTAAAACAGGGTCTAGCCTCCTCAAAAACGAATACTTAGAACATTGTTTAGATGACATAGGTATGAATACTGAAGAGATTTGGCAAAGTATTATTACTCATGACGGCTCAATACAACACCTAGACTTTTTAGATGATGAAACAAAAGATATTTTTAAGACCGGGCCAGAAATAGATCAGAGATGGCTTATAGAATTTGCCGCTGATAGACAAGAATATATTTGTCAGAGTCAGTCTCTTAATCTATTCTTTCCAGCAGATGTTTCAAAACAAGAACTTCATGCCGTACATATGATGGCTTGGAAAAAAGGGGTAAAAACTTTATATTATTTAAGAAGTGAAGCTATAAAACGGGCGGATAGACTATCCGACGAAGCTCTTAGACAGTATATATTCGATTCAATTTCAGATGAAACATGTTTAGCGTGCGAGGGTTAAAATGGGATTATTAGACGAACGAGATTATTATAAACCTTTTAACTACCCTTGGGCATTTGAAAATTATAAACTACAACAACAAATGCATTGGTTGCCAAGTGAAGTAAACCTGGCAGATGATTTACGAGATTATAAAGAAAAATTAACACTAGGAAACCGAAAATTAATTACTCAGATTTTTAGGTTTTTTACACAAGCAGATGTAGATGTTTGCAGAGGATATGCTCAACATTATCTTCCAACATTTAAACAGCCTGAAGTAAGAATGATGCTTGTTTCTTTTGCGGCTATGGAAGCTGTACACCAAGAGGCTTATTCTTTATTACTAGAAACTTTAGGGTTTATGGATGAAGAGTACCAGATGTTTATGGAATACAAAGCAATGCTAGATAAACATGAGTATTTGAGTGATTTTGGAACCAGTACTCCTACAGACATAGCTAAGACTATGGCTATATACTCTGCATTTACAGAAGGCGTACAATTATTCAGTAGTTTTGCAATTCTTTTAAACTTTCCTAGACACAACTTAATGAAAGGAATGGGACAGATTGTTACTTGGTCTGTTCGAGATGAAAGTTTACATGTTGAAGGAATGTCACAACTATTTCGCACATTCATTAAGGAAAATAAATACATTTGGAAGGATGATTTAAAGTATGAAATTTACTGCGCCGCAGAAAGAATTGTAAAGTTGGAAGATTCTTTTATTGACCTATGCTTTGAGAACGCCGAAGTACCTGATCTCACGGCAGAAGAAATAAAAGAATATATTCGATACATTGCTGATAGACGTCTGTTAGGCTTAGGTATGAAGAAAATATTTGGTAGCACCTCTAATCCTCTAACATGGCTAGATTATATGTTAAATGGGGTCGAGCATACCAACTTCTTTGAGAATAGAGCTACAGAATATTCCAAAGCCAGTACAACTGGCAATTGGAAAGACATATTCAAGTAACCCTATCTTATTATAAAGACGCAACATACGCATCAAAGTCCATAACAGCAGTTTGACTCATTATCGAAACATCACTATACTCTTCAGGAAGATCTCTTAAATACTCTCTATACTCAGGCATATTTGTAGTAGCGGTACGATCTGACATCATAAACTTATCAGTATTATCTAATCTCGTATCTCTTTGCGTACGCAATAATTGCCAAGCTTCTGCTAATACAAGACTATCAAGTTCTGTAGCATTTTCTGCATCAGTTTTAGCTCTAACAGAGCTAGTACCAGTGTCATACTTTAAAAGTTTTCCCTCAGCCTCTGCCGGCACTACTTTCCACCCCGCATCTCCGTCATGATCGTCCATAGTTCTTTCTACGATTTTATTATCTACAATTCTTACGTACATTATCTATCTCCAAAAAGCGTTGCACATGTTGTGTACATCTCATAAGGTGTTGCTGCGTTATATATCGCTGCTGGTGACCTACCCAGAGAGAGAGCTTCTAACATCCTTAAATCACATTTAATATCAGAACTTGTAAAAGCGGTTTGTAATTCTCTGAATAAATGAGTACTAGAAAACTCGTAAGTTGTGCGATACTGCCAAGTAGAAGTCGCCATATAGAGCACTGTAGTTCCTGCAGGAACTGGAATAGTAGCAGTATAATCATAATCGTCAGTTGCACTATCATAACTATTAAGTAGAGTCCAAGCACCTCCAGTAGCATTTGCATAATTAGTTCCACTACTAAAAGTAGGAGTGTAATACGCATGACCTGTTCCGGCATAGTTGCCCCGAGTGCTCATAGTAGTTTTAAATACACAGTCTACTGAAGACGCGCCACTATTACGAATTGGTATAATCGACCATGTACAACCTGGATAAGAGGTTCCATTTGGATACCATCTATAATATCTATAATTATACCCTAATCGTCTATTATGCGCATACATCTTCGATCTCGAATTAGGATAAGTATTGCCAGCGTACGTCATATAGCTAGAGCTTGCATTCTGACTAGCTTGTGGTTTACCATCTCCTAATGCCATATTCCATGCTTGAGGCATATCTGACTGCTGCTGAAGTTCATGGTAATAAGTGCTATTTGGACCACTTGTACTCCAGCTACCAGTTGAATATACATTCTCACGGTTACTATGACTGTACAGAGCTCCTACGATTAAATCATTATCGTCTGGTGGCATACCGTTGGTTGACACAACGGCGCCAAAACTTAATGCTCCGCTACCGTCCGTTTTTATAAATTGTCCCGACGTACCGTCAGCCGTGGGTAACGTCAGAGCTGTACCACCACTTCCCCCTTGAACTTGTTCTACTATTATCTTTGCCATTTTTTAGCTCCTAAGCTACTTGTATCTACTTGTATCCTGAGATACGGTGTTTACTATCATTATATATCTTATTATAAAGACGCGACATACGCGTCAAAGTCCATAACATCAGTTTGACTCAATATCGAAACATTATTATAAGTCGCTGGAAGATCCCTTAAATACTCTCTAAATTCAGGCATATTTGTAGTAGCCGGACGATCATTCACCGCATAGGCATCAGTATCTCTTAAAGATCTGTTTCTCTGACCTCGTAAATGCAACCAAGCATCATTTAATACAATAGCGTCAAATTCTGTATCTCTTTCCGCATCTGTTTTTTGCCTGACAGCATTAGTGTCTGAGTCATATACTAAAGTAACTCCAGAATCTAAATCTAAATCTGAAATTGCTACCCACCCAGATTCTCCATCATGATCACTTGCATCTTGTTCTACGATTTTATTATTTACAATTCTTGCGTACACTATCTATCTCCATAACATGTTGCACAACTTGTATACATTTCATAAGGGGTGCTTGCGTTATATATTGCTGCAGGTTGTCTACAGCTATACAGAGCTTCCAACATTTTTAGATCACATTGAATATCAGCATGAGTAAACATAGTTTGTAATTCAGCATAAGCATGCGTATCTTTAAATTGATAAGTCGTCTCATATCTATGTGCTGAAGTCATAAAAAGAAGTACTGTTCTTCCTGCCGGAACTGGAACAGTATAAGTAGCTTTATAATCACCATCATTAGATGTATAACTATTAAGTACAGTCCATCCCCCTCCAGTAGTTGCTGCATAAGGTCCACTTCCTCCCGTAGGAGTATAATACATTACGCCTGAGCCACCATAATCATTATTACCACAAGATCTTTTAGTAGATATAGCAACATCTACTGAAGACGAGCCCTTGTTACGAATTGGCATACAGCTGAAAGTTACTCCGGCATATGATTGGCTCGTATCATTGGGTTCATAATGCAAAGATCTATATGAATGCCCTATCCTTCTATTATGTGCAAATATCTTTTCTCTATGGAATTGGCCAACCTGATCATTTGAATAAAATAAATTCTCGCTCACCGCCGCCTGAGGTTTACCATCTCCTAACATCATATTCCATGCTTGTGTTCTCGCACTCGCATCATGAAGATCATTATAATAAGTACTATTTGGACCACTTGAAGTCCATTGACCAGTTGAATATACATTATCACGAGCGGATGAACTCATCACCATTCCTATCATTAAATCATTGTCGTCTGCCGGAAAACCAGCAACAACCAGGGTACCAAAACTTAATGCTCCGCTACCATCTGTTTTCATAAATTGCCCGGCCGTACCGTCAGCCGTAGGTAACGTCAGAGCATCTCCGCTATTTCCCCCTTGAACTTGTTCTACTATTATCTTTGCCATTTTTTAGCTCCTAAGCTACTTGTACCCTGAGATACGGTGTTTACTATCATTATCTATCTTATTATAAAGACTCGACATACGAGTCAAATTCCATTACCACATGGGTACCTAATACCGAAGTGTCATCATAAGTTGCCGGAAGATCTCTAAGATATGCCCTATACTCAGGCATATTTGTAGTAGCAGGACGATCTGATACTGTATACTCATCAGTATCTCTTAGAAACCCATTTCTTTGACCGCGTAAATGCGACCAAGCATCTGCTAACACTAGTGCATCAGTTTCTGCAGTTATTTCTGCAGCAGTCTTTGCTCTAACAGCACTAGTATCAGTATCATATACTAAAGTAACTCCAGAATCTCTATCTGAATCAGATACATCCACCCACCCAGATTCTCCAGCATGATTTTTAGCATCTAATTCTTCGATTTTATTATTTACAATTTTTGCGTACATTATCTATCTCCATACACTGTTGCACAACTTGTGTACATTTCATAAGGCGTTGCCGCGTTATATATTGCTGCTGGTTGTCTGCAAGTAGCTAAAGCTTCTAACATTCTTAGATCACATGTAATGCTAGAAGATGCAAAAGCAGTATGCAGATCAACATACAAATTTGTACTAAAAAACTGATAAGAAGTACGATATTTCCAATGCGCAACCATCATTAAAAGTACTGTAGTTCCTCCCGGAACTGGAACAGTTGCTTCATATTGATGCTCATCACTACCAGTAGTGGTAGAATTAAGAGTTGTCCAAGAACCTCCAGTAGCATTTGCATAGTTCGTTCCGCTACTAAAAGTAGGAGTATAATAAGCAATACCTGATCCTGATGCCGCCCCTGCTTGGTTTCCATTACTTGATTTATAGGTATCAATTACTACATCTATTGAACTACCACTACTATTACGAATAGGAAGACAAGATATTGTTACACCAGGATAAGAACTTGCATTATCCTGGAAATACCAATATTTATAGTTATGTCCTAATCGTCTATTATGTGCATATTCTTTAATTCTTACCCCTGGATAAGTATTATTGAAATAAGTCAAATTACCAGAAGTACCTGAAGTTGCTTGTGGTTTACCATCTCCTAATAAATAGTTCCATGACTGTAAGAGACCACTAGCATCACCTAAATTAGAATTATAAGTACTATTAGCGCCGGAGGATGCCCAGTCACCAGTTGAATATACATTCTGACGAGAAGAATAACTATATATAGCTCCTATGATCAGATCATTATCTTCAGGAACAACTGTATTTACAGTATGTGGAGTGCTATCTGTACTAGCTGATGCACCACCACTAGCAACAGCAACAGCAGCTACGGTAGCTGTACCAATTCCCTGCATTGTGTCTGATACAGTAATTACGGCTTCATCTCCGATATAAAGAGTATCATACCATAGATGATTACTCTTAGAAGCAGTTGTAACTAGATATTCATCATTGCTGGTAATAGTAGTGAGGTCAGTAACATAAAGCTGTGAGTCTCCAAATATCTCCCAAGTTCCTACGACCTGTGTATTATTTGCTATAACATCTGCCTTTTTTACTTCATCAACAGAAAAAGTTACTGGCGCAATAAAAGTATCAACTATCTTATAAGGCACCAGGGCCACCGGCTCTGCCCAAGTAGGGTCAGCGGCAGCACCCGCTGATGTTAAAAGTTGACCTGAAGTACCTTGTGTCAAAAACTTCGGGTCAGCGTTAGCTCCCCCTGTTTGTAAAATTTGACCTAAAGCACCTGGACCCAGTCTTGCTGGTCCTGTTGCATCACGGTATAACAAATCTCCGTGTGTAGT